TCTGTATTCTCTAAACTCATTTTTGCTAAATTTAAACGAATGGTGTCTGCTTGTTTTGCGTCTTCTTTATACACACCAAAAGCTAATTGATTTAACATCATATCTTGCTGAGCTTTAGCTGTTTTGCTTATTTTAGCTGTTTCAGAACCTTTCTTTAAAGCTTGTCCAATATCACCTGAAGCAATTAATTCTATACCTGCATCAACAGCTACATCTGCCCAAACAGGTGTTTGCTGACTTTTTATATTAGGAAAAAACTCTTTTACTCGTTGTTTTGCTTCTTCTGGAGTTTTTACTAAATTATCATTTAAATCTTTATATAGTTTTACTAAGTCATCTTCTCTTGAAGAAACTTGGTTCATCGCTCCTATAATTTGAGCTAGTTCAGGTTGGTCACTATACAGCTTCTGTAAATTTTCATCAACGTCTTGAATATTATCTGTTGCCATACTACTAACCGCTTTAGAAGTTACGTTTCCAAGATTAGGAATAGTAGCAGAAAGATTGTCTAAACCAAACTTTTTAGCTACTTCATTTGCTGTTTGAGTATTATTTGCTTGTGTTTGAGTATTATTTGCTTGTGTTCCAACATTCATGATGCCTGAGCGTAACCCTGACATATTTTGATTTATTGCAGGTTGAGGTTGAAACATTTGTCTATTTAATGCAGCTTGCTGAAGATTCATGGGTATTGGTCGTCTCATGCTCGTGTACCCATTCCACCACCGTATGGATTAGTGTATGGGTTAGTGTAGGCTGTAGGATTACCAAATGGTTGCCAACCTAACTGACCAGCTATTCCTGCTCCTGTCATACCATAACCTAAAGCTGTAGCAAAAGGATTCGTAGTTGAAGGTGCAGTAGCTGAAGATATTGTTTGACCAGAAGTTGGTACTCCTCTTAATATATCACTAAAATAACCAAGACGTTGATAAGGTTCATACATTTGCTGTAATTGATTAGCTCGTGTTGCATCAAGTTCACTTTGAGCTTGTCCTTGTAATAAACCACCTATTCCAAGCAAACTATTTATATCTTGTGTACCTAGTGCCGATCTTAAATTAGCAAGGTTCATATTTGCTGCGTTCATTGCTCCTGCACCCTGCATTCCAAGTCCAGCTTGAGCTCCTGCTGTTTGCATTCCAAGTCCAGCTTGAGCTCCTGCTGTTTGTAACCCTGCTCCTAAAGCTGTTTTGAATGCATCTGAGCGTAATTGACCACCTGTTCTAGCTTGCTGGTCTAATATATTTCTTCCTATTTCTGCTGAACCAATAGCTTGTCTTCCTCCACCAAAAGCTCCTGCACCTGTTGCTTGACTAGCTAATGCTTGTTGTTGTTGATTACCTAACCTTCCTATATCAGCTTGCGTTTGACCTACAACTTGCTCAACAAAAGGATCAGAAAATTGAGCTTGTAGCTGTTTAATATTTTCAGGAGTATAAGCTTTTTGTGCCATTTCAAAAGCAGGATTAGCTGTAGTAAAAGCATCTGACGCCATTTTAAAAAACGGATTTTCAGCCGTATAAGCTTTTTGTGCTTGATCTAAATAAGACTGATAAGCTCCTATACCTTGTGAAGTAAGTCCTGCAGCAGCAAGTTGTTGCGGTGTTAATCCTGCTATTTGCTGATTAGGCATTGTCATCTGTTGACCTGTTTGCTGGTAAGCTGATTCTAATAACTTACGAACATAGTCTTCCATAAATGGAGCTTGACGCTGAATACTTGTTTGTGTTACATTCTGATCAACAGTCATTACGCATACCTCTCATTCTGGTTAGCTTTATTATCAAAATACGCCATTATACCGTCCATAATTAATGCTCCTTTATCAGGGTTATTTTGACCTGTTGGATCAGCTCCTGCTACAGCATTAGATTTCATTACATATTCAGTATCTGATAATCTTGTAAGATTCGCATCGTCTCTTGGACCACCTATTCCTCTAAAATAACCACCACCTCGTAAATCAGGTATATAGCCCCCACCAGCAGCACCTAGTATACCTGCAGGTTGACTACGTTTAAGCATTTCTTCATAAGTTATAGAAGGTGCATAAGAATAGTCTATTGGTGTAGCTGAACTAAAATTCATTTTATTAACATCAGCCATTGTTAAAGGCTGTATTAACTGTTCTTGCGGTGGTACTGCTAATTGAGGTGGAACTTCAGGATTTAATCCTGCTGCAAGATCAGCATAATATTGGTCAACAACACTTAAATAATCATTAGGATCTAAGGCTTCACCTTGAGGTGTATCAAACATTGAACCAAGACCTTTAGTTGTTTGATCGGTAAGTAAAGCTGTACCGCCAGCAGCAATAATATCAGCTAAAGGTTGGTTTGCTATTTGACCCGTTCCTGAACTTCCTATCGCTGAACCTAATGTTCCTGTTCCTACACCTGCACTTTGTAAGCCTTTACTCACACTTGGTGTTAGATATTTACCACCCATATACGACAGTCCTGCATTCAGTATAGCTTCTTCGGCACTTTTACCTCCTGCTAAACTTCCTAACCCTGAACCAATTGCTGCACCTGCTGGACCACCTACTGCAAAACCTACAACAGACCCAATGATAGGTGCTGCTTTTTTTAACATTTTACCTATTTTTTTAAAAAAGAATTCTGGTTGTCCTGTGTTAGGGTTTATAGAATTTAAAGCATTACCAACAGTGTAACGAGCTGGGTCAATTCCCATTGACCGCATTTGTTCATGTATATCTTCTCTTAACTCAGGGTTATCATCTAATATCTCTTGAGGAATAAAAGTTTCACCCTCATGTGCATGAACCATATAAGTATCACCAAAACGACCAAGACTTGCTAAACCTTGTATATCTTTATCCGTTAACTTTCCTGAATTAAAACGTAGTAAAGCTTGGTATTGTATATCTTTATCCGTTAACTTTCCTGAATCCCCTTTGTACCCTCCATCTCGCATACTTTCTATTTCTTCTTGTCCATAATTTACATCAAAGTTAAATTCCCTAAACAGGTCTAAAGAAAATTCTTGCATACGATCAAGATCGCCTATATTTTTAGCGTCTTCATACCCTTGCATTAACTGTTTAAATCGTGATGGTCCTAAATCAAAATCTGTCATAACTTACAATACCTCGTTTTAAATTATTTCGCAACTTATTTAACTTACTTCCATATAGCTTGCAACAACATGAAGACGACCTCCTGTTGCTGCTGTAGCTTTTAATACTTCAGAATCCTGTAAAACCAAAGGAGCAGATAATAATTCAGAAGTTCCTTTAGCTGATATTGCCTTATCCTTAAATAAACTAAATACAGCATCGGCTGAATCTGTTATAGTCAAAGTAATTGTATCTGCGTTATTAGAATCTTCTGAAACAAGAATAGACTTTACTATAACTGTTGTATTAGTCGTAACCGTGATAACAGTCGTTGCGTTTGTTGTTGTTAAATCAACTTTAGCGTTTTTATAAACAATTGCCATTATTAAAAAAACCAGTTCATTGCATCAGCTTCTTCTGTATTAACACTTATTAAAGTCTCTTGTTGAGCAATATACAGTTCTAACGCTCGTATTAAATCCTGTAAATAATCTTTAGTAATAAAATCAGTAGGTGGGTCAGGTAAACGTGGTGGAGAAAGACCTAAAGTCATTATTGCCTCCCATCAGGTCGCAATTCTATTCTTGGAGAACCTAACCGCCATTTCATTCCAGCTCCACTAGAAGCAATTCTTAATGCAAAAGAGCGACCTCTTGCTCTTAAATTAATAATGTTTGTGTATTGCTCTACAGGTGAAGTTGCTGTTCGTGTTGCTGTTCCACTATCTGTTTCATTAAAATTTGCTCCAGGATTATTTTTAGCTTTTATACTAAATGTTGCAATAGGAGTAATATTATTGTCTGAACCGTCAAAAGTTATATCAGGAACAACTTTTTGAACTAAACTAAAACGATCACCATCGCCTATATCTATAGGTGAAGACTCAATATATGAAGTCATAGCTGAACCATCATCATTATTTCCATACTCATGGTTATAGAGATAACTAGAACCAGCAGCAATTGGGTAATTTCGTATCCCTCGATCAAGCCATGCTGTTCTTATAATAGAGCCATAGTACCAAACTTTTTCATTATAGTTGTATATAACATAACGATCAATGTCTCCTGTACCTTCGTTAGCTAAAGAGTTACTGTCTGAAGGATAAAACCAAATAACTTCTCCATACTCAGAATTTACTGCTGCAAAAGCTTTATCTTTTTGTGAGTAGTTAAAATCTAAAAAAACTTTATCTTTTACAGGACAAGGAAGTTGCTGTGTTCCACCAGAATATATATAAAAAGTATCAAGCCCCATCCAAAATACTACATCTTCTACCGCAACAGCTGCATTTGGACCAGCTATTGTGATATTAGAAGATAATTGTTGTATTCCAAAAATAAACGGAGCACCTATATAACGCATTGAATGTAAAGACGTATCGGTCCAAACTAATATCTCACGTTTTGTTTCAACAGCTTGAACAAAAGTAGAACCTGAACCAAGCCTTAAACTTCCTGCTGTTGTTGTAGCCGTTATTGTCCATTCTGCAATAGATTCTTGGTCAGACCATCGAATCATTAAAGGATCTTGAGTTGTCGTACCATAAGTGTTACAACCAAAACAAATAACATGACGATCTATGTCACTAACTAAAACTTGTTTAGCAACCGTTGGAGTATTTGCTGCTCCTGCCACACTGCTTAATACTACAGCACGGGTAGTCAGACCATTGGTTTTATCCCAATAATAAACAGCACTGTCTCTTGGATTAATTAAAAGGTCTTCACCAAAGTTATCTTCTGACCAAAGACGTATGTTTCGTTCTGTTGCAATGGTTCCTGCCTGACCCCAACCTATAAAATCATCAGAAGAAGTAGCGTTGCCTGTTGCAAGACGAACAATAGAGTTATCATCATGAGCAGCGGCTGTAGTTCCACTAGCACCTCTTGTTGAAGGACCTCCTCCTGTGCCTAAAGTATTACTGCTAATTGTGCCAACAGTAATCAATTCTTCATCCACTAAAATTAAATCAGCCGCTGTAATGCCCGTAGCACTGTCAACATCAATAGCGGTTTCACTGTTATCAAGAGCTTCGGCTAACTGCGTTGTCAATGCACCACTTGTTGTACCACCCCATTGACAAGCACCCCAACCTGTTCCACCAATGGCTGAATCAATACCTACATTTAATTGATATTCGGCATCTGTTGCACTGCCCCCGTTACCAGAATCAGAAGCATTAGCAGCAACACTGGAAGTAACCGTATAAGTATTAGCGTTTGTAACGGATACAATTTGGTATTCAGTATTCAGTATAGTTGCTGTTATCACTCCTCCTAGACTTACAGCATTGCTGAAAGTAACAAAGTCTCCTTCATTGGCTCCGTGGTTTGTTTCTGTAACGGTTATTGTAGTAGAACCATTAGTGGCAGAAAATGTTGTTGAGTTAGTTGTTGAGGAACGAACAGGTGTTATATCACTGAAACTTTCACCTTCTTCTATATAATACTTTAAATGCGTCCCAACTCCCAAATAATCAGAGTTATCTAAAGCCGTCCAGTTGTGTAAACTTCTTGCTGTTCCCTGATAAGTGTTAGATGAATACTTTTCCCAACCACCTATTTTTTCTGGAAACCCAAAACGAAACCGTACTTTATCACAATCATTCCAACCACCCTCGTTAGTATAGGAAGTAACCTCTCTGTTTATTCCTGCTTTAAATTGTAATTTTGTTAAAGGCATTATGTTTTAATAATATAGTTTAAGATTATTGTAGGCTGTACGTTATTATGTGCCTGACCACCTGTAACAGCCGTTCTGTCTGGATTGACCATTTCACCAGCAGTACCACTATAATCGGAAGCAGTAGTAGCGGCAGAACCTGTGCCTGATCTACTTAAACCCTCTACACTTGTTCCACTTGCACCATTTGCTTCTCCTGTTCTTAGTGGTAAGTGTGTGTGTTCTGCCATTTCCCCAATAAGTATGTGGTGTGCTTGACTACCACCAGTAGCTCCTAATGTGTCACCATTAAGAGCATTACCACCTGTTTGTGTAGTAAGCCTGTCTGCTGAAGAACCACCCATGTCATCTTGACCTGCAACAACACGACCTCTTAAATCAGGAACATTAAATGTGCTTGATCCATCCCCAGAACCATACGTTGTGCTTATTGCACTAAACAAAGAAGAGTAAGTGGATCGGCTTACGGCTTGTCCATAACATAATAAATAACCTGTAGGAGCAGAAGTACCAGCATAAGGAGCAATTACACCTGCTGGAAGAGATGCTGC